GCGAGTTTTGGTTCTCCAAAGTCGCACAGTTTGAGGTTTTACACCAAGCTCTTCAGCCAATTGATCTGATGTGATCAGTTCATTCATGAATCCTCCTTCTCTAAAATAAGTGTCAGTAATCCATCTCTTTGATCTTCACTAATAGTCTTAGCTTCATATCGTTTGGAAATGTTTTTCTTTAATATCCCCAGCTTGGTTTTGTTAGCTGGTTTATTGATAAAGGCTTCACATTCTTTGATGAACTTTTCACTTTCGGATCTATCAATTGGTTTATCACTGGCGGTAGTAGCTGATTGGCTATCCTCAGTCTTAGACCATGCCTTGTCTTTATCATATAAAGACAGGCCAAATTGATTTCCAAAACTCATCAATGCACGTTTTTTTGCATCAGTTTCCGCTTCCTTGATTGCTGATTCATGATTTATACCAATACCTTGTTTTGTATTACCATGCCCTGCTCCTGTGCCTTCTCTGACGATATTGCCAACAGTTATCCTGACCTTTGCTGTATAAGTTACGGCATCTGGTTCTGAATTAACACAAGTTGTTTCAATAGTTTCACATGACCAGCCATCAAAACCGAATATACGATTGGCCTCGTTTATAACGTGCCATCCCTCAACGTAAGACAGTTGAAACGTACCATCTCTGTTACCATCTCTTGTCTCTACATTTTTTTTGTCGATAGGTTGTTGTAGTAACTCAACCTGTTTTTCTGTAAAACTCATTTTTCTAAAGGGGTTGAAAATGCCCATCGGGGCAAGGATAAAGATTGAACTCCTGTTTGACACCAGCTTGGCCAATCATCAAGCAGGCGACATTCGGCAATCTTGTCCAAAGCTTCCCTGGACAACTTTTCACCTTCTTTCAAGGCATCATCATCAAGTTCCCATAACCCGACATCAAATGGATATTCAGATTGCACCACAAGAAAGATAAATCTTTTTGCTGATGGAATACCATTTAGATAATGTTTTGCCTGGAGATGGTAGGTAAAATTTGCCACTGCCTTTGCAAAGTCTCTAGGGTTTGCTCCTGATCTACTGGTTTTAAGATCCATAATAATATCTTTGTTAAGCCAATCTGGCCTGCACTTACAGGTCAAACCAGTAGCCTTGTCATCCCACCAATATGATTTCTCTGCAATACCAAAGCTGAGTAACTTCTTGGCATGAGGTTCTGAAAAAACCGCATCTCTCATCTTGATAGCATTTTCCATGTCGGCTTCAGTGACAGCAGTAAGACCTTTTGCTTCAGCTTCCTTTGCCTCCTCTTTTCCTTTTTTGGTTGTCCTGGATGATACTGCAACAAATCTTTTTGTAAGTTCATCAGGTTCAAGAACTGCACAATGAGTCAATGTTCCAAGAAGCATTGCACTTGTCGGTTTGTGTTCTGGTCTGTCAGGATTCAGAAAAGAGTTCCAATATGCCTTTGGGCCATGCTTTACCATTACTTTTTTCATGGATGCTGAGATTGCATCATCAGAATGATATTTTTCGTTTGAAATCTGGATTGATCCTGTTGTCATGATTTATTGTGTTGAACTATTTTGAAATTGTGTTGAATAAATTTGTAGTAATCGGTTCTTGCCTGACTTGTATGTTCATATATTTGATACATATTTTTAAGAAGCCCTGGGCCTCCATCATATTTCGCAATAGTTTGAACAGTTGGAAAAACTAAAGGAGTTAATTCAGAGTGTGATGACAAAAAATGATACATCTTTGATGGAAAGTCAGTACCAAATTCAATAGATTCAACAGCACAACAAAAAGTGTTCACTGTTTCATCTTCTTTCCTATAATCTCTCAAATGTCGAGAAATACACTGCCATTTATGTTTTGGTAAATCTAAATTAAGTTTCATGAGTCTGAGTACCTCTTTGTGTGAGGGCCGTATTGCATCATTATCCGTGGCCATG